TGCATAGCTTTATCACTTTTTTTAGAAATCTTTTCTCCTAATTTTAGTATATTTGCTTTCATTTTGTTATCCTATATTAAATTGCATTTCAGTATAAAAAATACTACTATTGTCAGGATCAAATGCTGAGATGTTGGGAACAATTGTTGCAACAGCTTTTTGATTTTGATTTCTTTTTTTCTTTTTATTGGCACTCACATCAATAATTTCTACTTTTGGTTCTTCTAAAGTAGTGACACCATTTTTTTTAGGATTAGAATCTATTTTTACATCTTTATTTTTGGGACTTGAATCTATATTAGGAGATGTTGTTACACCTCTGAGACGATCATAATATTTTGATTCAATTTCTTCTTTTATCTCATCTTTTCTTTTTTGACTAACAACAGGGACTCTTACTCTTTTCTTTCCAACTCTTCTCATTATGTATGAATCAGGTTCGGCATTTTCCTGTGCTTGTTTAACCTCTGCATCCATTTTCGTATGAGTATCATTTAAAACCTTACGTTGTTCTTGAACTTCTTGAAATATTTTTTCCTGTTCTGCACTTCTTTTACCTTTTGGACCTTTTCCAGCTCTTTTTTGTTGTGCGTTACCAGTAAGAACTTCACCTTTTACTGTCATACCAGCGTCTATTAATCTTTGATCTAAAGCATCATGTTTTTCTGTAAACGCTGCACCACCAGTTGCATAATCTCTTCCAGCATCAACACCTTTTTTTAGTGCAAACAATACACCTATTCCTGCTGCCAATCCGAGTGCAATTAATCCTGCTGGACTTGCCATAAATGCCATCATGGCTCCACCAATTGAGACAACTGCAGAAGCCAAACCTCCTATAATTGCTGGCAATGCTGCTAAACCAACATTTAATGCAAGAAAAATACCACCAATCACGGCAACTGACCCAATTAGCATATTCCTCATTTTTTTAAAGGTTTCAGTATCTCCCTCCATTAATGCCTGAAACATTTTTATTCCCTTATTTGCAACAAATCCCATAAAGAGTGCCATGAAAGCATCACCTAATCTCTCAAGTATACCTTTTACACCTTTACCAACCTTCTCAACTGGTGATAAAAGTGTGGATTTAAATGATTTACCTACTTTTTCTAAAAATCCCTCTTTTTTCTTTCTTTGTTCCTCCTCCTCTTCTAACCTTTGATCTTTTAAATCCTCTGCCTGTTGTTTTGAAACTGTCGTAACTTGTTCATTAAAAAGTTTTGACACTTTATCAATATTAAGTTTGATAATATTTTTAAGTAATGTGATTTTTTTGGAATTATTATTAACTCTAATCATCAACCCCTTTAATATTTTACTTTCTGAATCTGATTTTAATTCATCATCACCTTTATCCTTCATTAACTTTTCTGCTACTCCTCCAGAAAGTAATCCTGTAACAATAGGTACGATTTGATTTCTCTTTACTAATGCTTCTGAACCACTTTTTCTACCAAAAACACCACTGGCACTTATTTTTCTTTTTTTAAATATTTCTTTTCTCTCTTTTTTAGTTAAAATTCTGCCTGTAGATGGATCAACACCAGTATCCGCAGCATCCAGATTTGGATTACCTCCTATGTTAAAAAATGAATCTTTGGATATGTTTGAGTTAGCCACGTTGTTTTTGTTTTAAATTTTCTTCCTCTATATACTGCTCCAGAAGAGAGACATATATGTCTTTTTCCCAAGGAATCATATTTTCAATCTCAGTTAATGAGTATTTATGATGTTGCATTAAGGCAAAATTTATCTTAAAGTATGACTCTAGGCTAGTATGAGCCATACCTACTCGAAAAAAGATGATAACCCTTCTAATGTAATTTCACTTTTGACTTTAGTTTTTGGATTCGTAACTTTAATTGTGTGTGATAATTTAGGCATTGTGTCAAAAAATCTCTCAATATCCTTAAATTGTTTAGAATTGAGTTGATCTAAAAAATCAACCATCTCTTTTTTTGTACAATCAGAGGAACTCCAAGATTCTTCTTCATTATATATTTGATCAATACATGCAATAATTAAATCAAATGATTGATCAACTGTAATACCATCATCAAGATTAAAATTACTCTTAACAAACTCAGCCATTGATGGATACCTCATCCTCATGATTAAATTATCATCCAACTTTATATCCTTATTATGAGTAGGATCCTTAATTATTTTTATTTCATCTAATGGAATAGATACAGGAACCTTTGTTTTATTATCATCTGGACAAGTGATCATAACCTCAACATTTTCACCTACAGATTTTCCTCTTATGTTTAAGAAAAGATACTCAATATCAAAAGTAGACATTTTTTCAACTTTTATACCTCTTGTAAGGATACAATTGTTAATGACACTTTTAATTGCGTCAGTAATTTGTTTTTGATCTTCAGACTCCATCGCTATGATTAAAATCTTCTCTTCTTTAACCAAAAAGGGTCTATATTTTATTTTTCGATCACTAGATGGTAAAACCATCTCATATGTTGGTGTTGCAATTTTTGGTAATGGCATAATGTTTATAACACTTCAGTATTTTTATTTATAGTGGTTTTTTAAAATCCTTACGGATAAAAAATTTTGCGGGATTTTTTTTCCCCGATTTTTGGAATTAAAAGTTCATTTTCATTTTAGGTGTCTATGCAAATCCTTGTCTTAGATTTTCACTCCTCTTTTTATTGAATGAAAGACTAGTCTCCTCACCAGCGATATATCTTTCATAACTAAACGTTACATTCATTCTCAACACATCCGAACTACCGTATTGTACTTGTGTGGACGCTAAGTTAATTGGAAATAGTCCAAAGAAAGTATACTCTATTTCTGATCTGTAATCAATATTAAACTTAACAATTTTTGTTTTATCACATTTATAACCTGAATCACCTCTAGGAAATCTCATACGATAGAAGTAACCTAAATCTCTCTTATCAACACCACCATTCTTTTCAGAACCACTTGCAATATATTCCATCCAATGCTCAAATAATTTAACCATCTTATAATCTTTATCGACATAAAATTGTAATGATAATTCAGTAAAAATTCTTGAGTGTGCAAATTTTTCCTGAACACCTGAAAAATTACCAAACACATCTGCAGTCGCAAGTGAACTGCCAGGTATAGATGCCTGACTACATAATAACCCTGCATTCTCTGTTATGAATCTTCTGTTCACACCCTTACTTCCAAGAAATCTAAAAAGATCTGGTGATAACCCATCAAAAAACACCTGATAATGAGATGTTTGGGCTACATTTGTCAGTATCGGTTTTATATCTGCTATTTTCTTTGGACGAACCATCTAAATACTTTATATTTTATCTTATATCTATTTAGATGTCATATAAGGGAAGATATAGACCATCCAACCCCAAAAAATACAAGGGTAACCCATCAAACATAGTTTATCGGTCACTCTGGGAGAGAAAGTTCATGGTCTATTGTGATAATCATACTAAAATACTTGAGTGGGGTAGTGAAGAGATCATGTTACCCTATCGATCTCCGATTGATAATAAAATACATCGATACTATCCCGACTTTTATATCAAGGTGAAGGAATCGAATGGTAAAATCAAAAGATATATTATTGAAATCAAACCAAAAAAACAAACGATAGAACCAAAGGTCAAGAAAAGAAAAACGAAAGGATATATCTATGAAGTATATGAGTATGCAAAAAATCAGGCAAAATGGGAAGCAGCAAAAGAATTTTGTAAGGATCGGATGTGGGAGTTCAAGGTATTAACAGAAGATGAACTAGGTATCAAGAAATGAATAGTTATCCAACCGATGATAAAGAAAATAGAGTGAGGTCTGTAGTAGATAATTTACTAGGGACAGAGGATGCTGATGATATAATGATTGAGTTAATGGACAGTTTAAATAGCACGGTGACATCATCTCCTAGTGTTGGAAAATATTATGTGTTCGTATATAATGCCAAAACTCCTAACATACAATATGATTCCAATCCATTAGTGGCAGTGACTGATGTATTCGACTGGGGATTTCGTGGTGTCAATCTACACATCGGTCAATACCGTAATTAT